GTTGGGTGTTGATGTGATAATTGCTCGTCCACCAGTTGCTAGTGTTGGCGATATCGAAGTCCAAAATTCTTCAGCAATGTTAGGTTGTACGAAAGCAAACTCATCGCAATATAGTAAGGATATGGACATACCACGACCGGTGTTGCCAGTAGTAGTAGCTGAAACAATTCTTGATCCGTTGTCAAAATCTATACTCCCTTTGTTGTAACTTACCACGCCGCACCTAATAAAGTCCGGACATAATTCGTATCCATAGCGGATACGTTGCATGATTTCCTGTGCGCCTGTGTATTTGTGTGCGGCAACTAGGATAGTTTGATCTGGATGAAACATAGCATACCATAACAAGTATGCTGACGCACATGTGGTCTTACCACTTTGTCGTGGTAACATGTTTACATTGAATCGAAAATCGTGATACGCATCTAATAATCGTTCCTGATAGGTGTAAGGTTCAAATTTAACCTTGCCTTTTACAGGATGTTGAATGTGGAAGAAATTCTTAGAAAAATAATGATAGCCTGTCTTGGTGTCAGCACAGGCTAACAAATCGCCAATTTGTTCTTCAGTGAATCGTTCTTGTTTGTGCGCTTTTTTGGTTAAGACGCCGTCTAGTGATTTTGCCATATGTTTATTTACTGAAAAAAATAGCTCCCGAAGGAGCTATTTGGCACTATGAACAGAGTGCTAACTGCAATGAATTATCTGCTTTCTCTCAACTTGACTTCTTGATATAAGTTTGCCAAACGGCCCTGCAAGCCTTCTTTCATAGCTAACGGATTATCTGCGTTGCGATATCCGCCTTTTGTCATGCGTTGTACTTCGCCTGCACCTTGTGCCAGTGTGTTTGACATGTAGTCCTGACTTTGATACGATGGATCTGGTCTATTTTCAAAATTTCCTGATTCATCTGTAACTGTTTCTATGTTGGATTTTTTATTTTTGCTGGCCAGATAACCTACCACTGCGGCCACTGCTGGATCTATAGTTTTTGCTTTTGCAGGTTCTTCGCCGCCAAATGCATCATTTTCACCGTCAAATGTATCATCATTACCAAACTCATCTCCGTCAATAGGAGATTCAACATCGCCGGCATCCATCTCTGGTTCATCCATCTCTGGTTCATCCATCTCTGGTTCAATGTGAACTTCACCGCCCATCATACTATCAGCTGAAGGAATATCCAGTTGGATTTCATCTGAACTGATATCTAAGGGTTTGTACATGTCGCCATGATTAACTGCACTTTCAATATTTTGTAAAACATTCATCAAATCTCTGATGCCGCCTTTGCCAGTAGCATTCATGCTGACATTCATGCTGACAGTATCTTGTTGTGGCATTGGAGCATGTGGTGCCATCATAGCGCCTGGCATCATATCTCCACATTCAACAACTGATCCTTCGTCAATTCTACGTAATTTTTGTGCTAGTTCATGAAAGTTCATTTTGCTGTTCCTTTAACAAATAACTGATCGTTAGTGCCAGTTACTTCTTCTAATTCGTGTTTGGTTGCGCTTAAATCTTTCAAGAAACTCATTACACGCTTGTCACCGACTAGTTCTTGATTGTTGGATTTTTCGTAATCTGTTCCTAACAATGCGCCCTTGCCGTCCGGAGCCGCCATGCTAGTTGCATTCAACACAGCTTCGGACTCTTCGCCCAGTGTGCGAACTAATATTTTGCTTTCTGAAACACGTATGGCTTGTGCAAGTGCTTCCTTGACCACTTGACTGGTTGTTGGATAATTCAATGCTACATCAAATACAGACACTTCGCTGAATTTAACATTGGGAAAATCTATTGGACTTTCTTGGATAGGTGTACGCTTGGGCTTGCTGATGCTTTGCACATCAAACTTGTCTAATCCCAGTTTGACATCTTTTTCAAATCCTGGTGGCAAATCGCCGGCAATTTTAATCTTAAATTCGTAGATTTTCTTGCTTTCTGTTAAGTATTCTTTAAATGATTTCATAGTAGTTCCCATCATGTATTTATTTCATTTTCTTTAATCGTTCAATCAAAGAATTACGGTCAGTTATAATAACTCCGTCGCCCTGCAGGTTAATACCGTCATCACCGCCCGAAGCATCTTGATCAAGTTTGGCTTTTTTAAGTTGTAACTCGATCATTTTGAGTTTTTTGTCTATTTTGGCCGCTTTTGCATCTATGGCATTTTTAAGCATGCCGCCTGCTACTTCAAAAATACGTCCGCTGTACCGTGCTTCCACGTTCATCCCCAAATCCATCAAATCATCATAGGCATCTGTGGCACGTTGAGCCAATGCGTCAAATTCAGCATCAGCCGCATCTCCTAATCCCTTAACTGCGGGCAAACTAGCAGAAATTTTATCAAATTCTTCTATGCTACGTAGGAACGGTTCTGGATTTACCAGTGCAACTCGTTGCTCTTCAGCTTTTACCAGCTTCTTGCTTTCTGGCAGATTTAATATTTCTTCAAGTCTTTTTGTCATAATATTACTTATGCGTTGCCCTGATGGAATAAATCATTTTCATTCAACACGCGAAACTTGATGCCTTGCTGTTTGCACCATATTGTGGCCGCGGCCCATTTGGCTTGATTCTTAACAAATTGTGCTTGATTGTACTTGTTCTTACCAACACGTTCTAGAATCATCTGACTTGCAGGTTTGACTTCTATAAGCTCAACCATCATTTTGCCAGTTTTATCCACGTATTGTATGAAAAAATCTGGAACATACACTGTTTGTTTGCCGGTAAGAGGATCTCTATAAGGAATCCTGATAGCTTCGCTGGCCCACTTTTGTACACTGAGATTAGTATCACAAAACTTCATGAAACTCCATTCCCAACTACTGCGATAAGTGGGACTTTTAAGACCTACATATTTTTCAGGCTGGCTCATGGCAAATTTGCCTTTGGCAAAATTTAAACTCATATCAATATGTTGCGAGCTTCAAACGGATTTTCTGTGCTGGCAATTCTGTAGCCCAACAAGCTGGTATTTTCTCTGTAAGAATTCAAAATCTGTGCCACAACTTGACTCATTTGCGCATCAGTTAAACTTTTCATAGTGTCTATAATTTGAAATACATCCACGTTGTCAATACGTGCTTGATTTAATAATACTATGGCTGTGCTTCGTGCGCTGTCTGTATCAAACTCGCGTTTCATAAAAAATGCCACGACTGCGTCGATTTGTGCGGCTGGGAAGCTGACTGGTCGAAGATAAAACTTGTCAAAGAACTGTTTAACTACTTCTGTGCTGTCCGTAGCTGTTATCATTGGTAAGTTTGATCCGTTCATTTGGCACCTATTTTAGAAGCAGTAGCGGTGTTTCCGCTAGCAGTAGTAGTATTCGTGGGAAACGTAATATTAAGATTATTATTTTTAGTAGTTTGTGTTTGGGCCGCGTTATAGATAGTATTTGTGTTGGTTGTGGGTGTTTTACTGTTGGTATATATATTAACAGTCTTAACTGCATTGTTAATAATACTATTTTTATTATCTGGAATTGTGTTAATATTGTTCAAACTAGGTGTGGTATTGATATCTGCCATCGTGGCGGCTGTTTGTGTGGCGTTGTATAATGGACTTGGAGTCAGATCGTAGTTTTGTAATGCAAACCCTTCAGGATTGCCTGGTTCGATCTTTCCATTGCCATATTCCACAGCTTCATACATTATGGTAGCATCGTTATCATGCGGACTTTGTCCGCCAGCATAATCTACGCCATTGTGATTCCATGCAGTGAAAATAGGATTGATTAGTTTGTAACTAACATATTGTCCTTGGGCCATTTGATATATTGTAATATAATCAAAGAATGGTGTAGTAGAGCCGTTATCTAATCCGTAGTTGCTTCTAATATAATTAAATTTTTTGATAGCTGTACGATTGAACGCACCCGGAATCCCTGCGCTGGCCGGATCTGCGTAATAGTAACTGTAATAATTTTGCCACAGCTGGCTAATAAGACCTAAATTATCATCGTGGAATTTCACACTGACAGCATCATAGGTTATTTTATTTTGTATGTTCTTTTTGCGATTGTACTGGTTGGCAGTTTCTGCGCTAATTGAAAACTTGGGCAAACTAATGCTTTTAACCAGCATGTTAATCTGCGTACTGTAGGTTGTTCCAATAGATATGTTTTTTAATGCGCTTTTATTAATGTGAAATGCAACATGAAATAGGAACTTTTGTTTTGGTCCATATATCTGATTGCTGTCCGTGAACATACGTGCGGCATGTTGCCAGTCACGCACAGTGGCAGTGCTTGAATTATTTGCAAGAAGTTTATTGTTTTGATTGGCCATACGAATATTTAGCCATTAAAAAACCCGCCTTAGCGGGTTTTTTGTTTATTGACCGCCGCCAGTTGCTAGCGTGCCGCCTACTGTTGGCCTGATACTTGTAGAAGATCCAACTCCTGAACCGCTTGGAGTTTGAATACAATTATCCACTGTAATAGTTAATGATATTTCTGCAGGGCCGTTTTGACTGTAATCCAGTGCTTCGTAGTTGATCTGATTAACATAGCAACCGTAACATTCCCATGTTTCAAGCACATTAACAGTGCTACCGCCGTTGCCGCCGTCCAACATTTCAATACGCAGTGTAAACTTATAGTCCAAACCACTGGCCGCACTTGATTGCTCATAGAAGTCAAACTGTTTCTGCATTTGCTCGCCAACCAACTTGCTAACAGCACCAGTGCTGTCATCACGTAGTTTAACTGCAATTGTTTGCCACTTTGGTTTGCCGGCATAATGAATTTGGCTGTTATAGATGTGGATAGTTTGATCTTCAAACTGTACATTTGGACGAGCCGCTGAAATAACTTGTTTAGTTAATTCAGTTGTAGGTGTACTAACGCCAAAGTTCTCAAACGACAGACGAAATCTGTATTTGAGTTTTGGCATCAACATACCTTGCGATGTTGCGCTTTGGTCTGATGCTAATGGTACTGTGAAATTAGCTAATGATGCGATTGCCATGTGTTTTCTCCGTTATTGTCCAAGACCTTTGATAGCGCCAGTATTCTCAAGTCTTAATGGAATGTAAATAAATTCTGCCGCTTTTACTGGTTCAATCGCTACGTCAATATACAATTCGCTACGATCGATACGAGCTGGTGTATTATTAGTTGTATCGCAAACTACCAAGTAGTCATAGATAGCACGTTGACCTACTAATTCTAGCAATAGGCTTTCTGCGGCTTGTTTGATTTCGTTGCGTGTAATTGTGTCATTGGGTTCAAACACATAGGGTTTAGCCAACTGACTAAACTGTCTACGTAAGTAAACAACTAAACGTGCTACGTTGATACGATCTAAACTGCTTGCGGCCAATTGGCGTGTGTACTGTCCGTAAGCAACTAATCCACTACCACTAATAAATGTGATTGGATTTACATGGATTGCGGCCAATGTGTCACGCTGTCCGCTGTTTAATGCCACTGACTGGAATTCTCCAGTATCAGCATCAACATAACCCACAGCACTTGCATTGGTAATTCCACCGCGGCGTGTGCCAGCTGGTGCAAACCATGGATAGCTAACATTATCGCTTAGTGCAAACGTGCGCAACATCATGTGGCTTGGCGGAACAACAATGCTGTTACCTAAATTATCACTCGTAAATCCCCATGGATAGTAGAAAGCAACATATGGATCTGAGCTTACTAATCCATCATCATTATTATCTACAGCACCCTTGGCATTGTTGCCCCAGTTGCTTAAACTGGTAGCATCGCTGGACAAACGAGCAGGCACATCGGCAATAATAAAGCTGGCCAATGCACGGTCATAATTCAATGCAATTAGTTCGTTGACTGCTTCGGGATATCCTGGGCAAGCTAACAAGTTGTATAACAATGAATCTTCATCGCGAATTGCTTGATTAGAGTTGATCAGTGCTTGAATTGCTTGTACCACAATTGCACGTTGGGCTTTACGACCAAATGTTCCAGCACCGTTTTCTTGATTAGCCGCGATACTTACCCAACGATGTGGATAATATGTTGTTTGGCTAACACCAGCTGGAGCAGATTGACGGAAATTGCGCACTGTGAGATCAACATGGTTTTGTTTAAATTGCTTGACATTAAATGAGCTACGACGAGTATTCCATAGCAACATACCTTTTGGATACAATGCTGGATCTGGACAATCAAAGTCAACAAAGGTGCTTGTTAGTAATTCTACAATAGTTCCACTTGGAGCAACAGTAGCAGTTCCGCCAGTTGTGCCATAGCGAGCATCTTGGAATACAATACCATTTTCGCTGGTTTGGTCAGTCGTATCAATTTGTACCCATTTCTTAGTGACGCTGTTGTATTTGTACATTGTTGGATAATTTTCTAAATCGCTTGTGTCGATCCAGATATCACCATTAACCAATGCAGTAGATCCGTCTGTTTGCACTGTTGGTTTAGTAGCACTTAAAATTGGACCGTTGGCATCTGCTGTTGTGACAACATTTTTATAACCAGTCCATGCACTACCAGTATTGATAAGAATATCAACATCTGAAACGCTGGCGTTGTACCAAATTGCTCCGTCATCTGTGGTTGTTTCTGGAGGAGTTGCGCCAGTTGTTAAGCCAGATGCAAATAATGAAACAGCTTTCCAGTTACTTGCTACACCAAATGTGTAAGTTGCTTCGCCTGCTGGTGCCGCATATAAGTTTGCTGTTGTACCGGCTGTAAACAAGTTATTTAATGGAGATGCTGTGCCGTTAGCAAAACGGATTTCACCGCCTAATTTATGATTAATTAATAATTGATTGCTTGCATTTACGCTAGAAGTAATATTTACAAATCCAGCCGCATTAATCAAGCCTGAAATAGTTGTTGCATCAGCACTTGTTCCAGTGCCAGACCAACTAATTGTCTTAGCACTGCTTAAACTTGCACTGCCTTTTAAACTTTCTACCATGCTAAATGTATAAGCAGTTGCACTTATAAATGTAGTAGTTGTGCTTGTGCTGGTCGTTCCAATAATTTGACTTGTAATTGTTGTAGCACCCACATTGGCACGGGTATATAAATTAAATGTTGCTAATGCAGGAGTAGAACGGGTTACTGTTGTTCCTGAACTAACATTGGCATCTGTTTCCCAGAATGTCCATTCTGCTTCGTTGAACTTAACATAGCTTCTGCCAACTGCAAGATTGGCGCCACCGCCTGCTGTATCCAAGCTGTATAGTGCAGACTGAGAGTTTGCATATATAGGAGCATCTACTGGAGCAAATGAATTAGTAGCTGTCTTGTATTGATATACACTGTAACTTGCGCCCAAATTGGCATCTGTTGTTTTAATCCATATAGATCCTGTTGGGCGAGGATAGCTATCACTTGATTTGAATGTTGGAACACTGGTATGAGGTGCAATCGACAATGCAGGAGCATAATAGTCACCACTGGCAATTCCCAGTGCTGTAAGCATTGTACCAGTCACATTAACTTTGTTAACAGTACCATCTACATATAAAATAAGTTGCCCGTCTGTGCCAGCGGCGGCTGTCAAGCCAGTTTGTAATGCACCAATTGCAGAAACTAATCCAGCAACACTATTAACACCTGTGATAGGTAACGATGTTTCTGTTTCGTTCGCTGTCAAAGTACCGCTACCCGATGTAAGTGTTAATGGTACACCAGTGGGGCTTGTACTAATACTGAATGTGTTACCGCTAACTTGAATAACATAATATGTTGTACCTAATACGATTCCACCAAATGTTACTTGAGCCGCGCCGCTCACAGTAGAAGGGAAAGTGATTGCATTTCCAGCAACTAGCTTTGAACTTGCACCACTTGCTGTAATTGCACCAGTTGAGCCATCAAGTTTTGTAACTATGGCAGTGGTGCTTAACGTTGTTCCAGTAATTATAACTGCCGTGCCGCCTTTGGTCAAACTTACGTTAAAACCACCGGCAGACAAGTTGCTAGCTATTACATAATAACGTACACCGGCTGAAATACCGTTTGCGCCAGCCGCAAATTCAACAATATCACCTGCTACCAATGTAATTGCTGCCGCTGTGATAATGTTATTGAGAACCACTGTACCAGTAATAGTAATAGTCGTCTGTGCTGTTGTTGTGGTAGCTGTGATGCTCTGTGTTGATGTTGGACTTGTGGTAAGTATTAGCGTATCACTAGTGGCAATTGTTGTAGGAGCTGATCCTTGCACAGTTGGCCAAGACTTCGTCCAGTTGTTACTGCCAACTACTACCCATGTGCCTTGATAGTTTTTAAAGAACAATTTGTATGGAGTTGTGGTTACCACTAATGCGTAACTACCAATAGAACCAATGCTGGCAAGTGGGTTGCCACTGCTTGTGCCGCCGACTTGTTGATTGATATTGCTAATAATTGTTGGAGTTTTATTTGTAAATGATTGTGCGCCAACGCTGGTAGATGTTAATGTGGACCCATTCCATTCAAATATACCAAATACTGAATCCGCTGTGTCAAACCACCATGCGCCATTTACTGGAGCACCTGCAGGAGCTGTTGTCGTTGGTGCCAATGCACTCAAATCAACATCTGCACGTACTATGTATGCGCGACTGCTAACTCCAAGATAGCTATAAGCCGCTTGAAGTCCATATTCGTTGCGTTCACCTGCGTGAACTGGATTATTACTGGCATCTGTTTCAAACATGGGTGTACCAAAAGTACTGCCCAAGTCCATTTGACTTGTCATCAAATAAACTTTTCCTGCATTTGCTTTTAGTGTTCCTGGTGCTGTGCCTGTGCCAGCGCCATTTGCTTTGTCTTGTTCAGTTGCTACGATAATTAAAGGTGTTGTACCTGGGGCGGCTGGCGTATAGAAACTTTCGTCTATTACTGTAACCGCTACGCCTGGGCTGTTCAATTGTGCCATGTGTTGACTCTCCGGTGAATACTAGTTCAATTGTATTTATAGATAAACTACAAAATTAAGCTAGTATACAACCTAAAAAAGGCACGAAAAAGGCTTAAATATAAAATGCGACCATTATGTAGATGCGGCAGGGCACCTGTAGCCATTAATTACTATAAAGAAGGGCAACCTTATTATCGACGAGTATGCGGTTCTTGTTTGCGTGGTGTGAAAGTGTCACGCTGGCAACATGCTGGATACAAATTAAAAAATATCTGCGATAAATGCGGATTTAAAAGTCAGCACACTGAAGTGTTTGCTGTTTTTCATGTGGACGGCGACTTAAACAATTGCCGTCACGCCAATCTTAAAACAGTGTGCGCTAATTGTCAGAGAGTGTTACATAAGGAAGGGATTCAATGGAAGCAAGGGGATCTTGTACCAGATCTTTGACTTTGGACATTAAGTCATCTATAGAACTATCGTTAGTTAATACTGCGTCAAACTTAGTACCAACCCAGGCAGTTTCACTAGCATGAATATTCAACTTTGACATGCGACTTGAAGCAAGTGCCCAATTCATACAGTGGTCGCCTGCGTTCATATCAGCCGCATCCTTGTACCATTCGGGTTCTTCGCCTCGTTTTACACGGATAACAATGCCGCCAGCTTCTTTAATTGATTTAATTTCGTTAGGGAATCTGCAATCGCTGATAACAATGTCGTCGGTGCTGTGGCGCAACTTGTTTTCTAAGCTGGCAATCCAGATATCATCATGGAATGCCTTACGACAAACTTCAGTACCCCAATACTGTAGTACCCATCTAGGAGTTATGTTAGGCATGTTGAGTCGTTCTGCCCACCACGGGTCTACTTGCTCTCGCCATGCACGGGCTTGTGTGGTACGACCTTCTAGCATGGTTCGATCCCAACCAAACACGTATGCCACTGCATCTTTGAGTGAATTTGCAAAACTCTCTCGTCTAAAACCATGACAGTTAGTCAAATAATCAGCGATGGTATCTTTGCCAGAACCAATAAAACCACATACGCCTATAATCATAGAGCCCCCTAAAGTAACTCTAGTATATAACAGTTTTATTACAGAGTCAAGAGTTTTTTAGCCAATAATGAAGGTCATTGGAGTTCCGCCTGGAATCATATCCCCAATATCTTTTTCTAGTTGTGTAATTTCTGCTGTGCCTTCTGTTTTTAGTGTGGCGCCATTCATTTGAATGCCGCTACTTGGGCCAGCTATAGATGCAAATTTACTACGAGCTTCGCCTAGCATTAGCTTACAAACGGCCAGCGTGTAATCATATAACCATTGTTTGGCATAGATGTCTTGCAATAGGACAAAATCTGGGCGATAGTTCTGTGTTTTTAACATGACTTGCTCGCCTGTGGCAAACGGACGCTGTAAAATAGTCAGCATGTGCTTGGTTGGATTCCAATTGAACTCTATAAAACTACCAAACATACGACCTATTAATTTTTGATAACCCGCATACAGTTCGTAAGTGGCAAGTCCACCCAGTTGACTACCATTCATCAAATAGGTATTTGTGTAGGCCAAGTTGAACGGCTCAAACAATGTGCCGCCGGCGCCCATACCAGTCCTACTTCCAATACTTCTACGAAATGCACTTTGTACTAAGATAACTTCGTCGGGCAATCTGTATTCATTTTGATCCACAGTTAGTTCTACAAACAAGTAACTTTCTTCCACAGCATTACTACTGCGTTGACGCAATTTAGTTATAGCACGATTTAATGCTGTTTCATAATGTTTAGGATCTAGTTCTACTTCGATCATGCCGTCACCCAGCATATCTCGCACGTAATCAAACACTTTATTTCGCTCTAACAAGCTGGTACTGGCAGATGTATCTGGCATTTTTTAGTTCTCCACTCATATTTAGCTTACGATAAATATCATATGCCAAGACTATCCTTATATAAACCCGAACGTGGGCAAGATTACAAGTTCATCGACCGCCAGATTTCTGAAATGTTTCAGGTTGGCGGTACAGATGTGTACCTACACAAATATATAGGTACTCAAACCACCGATGCCAACGGAAATATAACTAACAAAGATCACACACAGATTCAAGATTTGGTATTGTTAGAAAATCGTGATAGAAAATACGATTCCAGTGTGTACAAACTTCGCGGTATATACAATGTGCAAAATGTAGACTTTAACCTAAGCCAGTTTGGCTTGTTTATCGACAACGACACCTTGTTCATGACTGTGCATATTAACGATTTTATCAAATATATTGGTCGCAAGCCCATGACTGGCGATGTTATTGAACTACCACATCTGCGTGACGAATTTGCATTTAATGATTACGATGTGAGTCTACCAAGATATTATGTAATTGAAGATGTGGGTCGTGCCAGCGAAGGATTTAGTGCCACGTGGTATCCGCACTTGTACAGATTAAAAATTAAAAAAATTATGGACAGTCAACAATATAAAGATATATTTGCACAACCAATCACCGAAGGCAGTTCGACCACACTACAGGATCTGCTCAGTACTCGTGCCAAAGATTTACAAATCAATCAAGGTATACTGGACGAAGCAGACGCCTACGCTCCATTGAGCGGTTATGAAACACGTCAGTTCTTCACATTGGCAGTTGACCCACTGACTGGTCGTAGTGTTATCAATCAAACTGCGGACATTACTAGCGAAGACGGTAGTATTGACATTGTGACTGCGGATGCTGTTGCGGCCATGCCAGTACGCTCAGGATATACTGGTTATTTGTTGGGTGACGGAGTGCCAGTAAACGGCGCAACGTTTGGATCAGGTATACAATTTCCATCCACTGCGTATCAAGATGATTTTTATTTAAGAACAGATTTTATGCCTAACAGATTGTTCCGTTTTGACGGCACACGCTGGATCAAAGTTGAAGATGCAGTTCGTCAGACCATGACCAACACCAATACTCGTAACACATTGAAGACTGGCTTTATCAACAATACAAACACTACCACAGTTGCTGGTGAAACATTCCCAGAACGTTCAAGTCTTAGTGAAGCACTCAAACCTAGAGCGGACCTATAATGCAATTTTTTTATGACAAACAGATACGTAGATACCTAGTACAAATTATTCGCGTGTTTAGTAATTTCACTGTGAAATATGGCGACAACACATTGCACCAAGTTCCAGTAATGTACGGCGATATGGATAGACAGGCCGCAACTATTATGAGACAGAACAGTGAAAACGTAGTGCAGGCAGTGCCGCGTATTGCTGTGCATATCACTGGACTACAGTTGGATCGTACTAGATTAGGCGACTCCAGTTATGTGGGCAAACTGCATTTTAGAGAGCGTGACATAAACGGCATCGAATATACCAGCGGACAAGGTCGCAACTATACTGTTGAGCGTTTAATGCCAACTCCATTCAAATTAACAGTCAAAGTTGACATATGGGCCAGTAGCACTGAACAAAAATTACAATTAATGGAACAAATACTAGTGTTGTTTAACCCAAGTTTGGAATTACAAACTACTGACAATTATATCGATTGGACAAGTTTAAGTGTTTTAGATTTAACTGACTTGACATGGAGCAGTCGCAGTGTGCCGGTGGGCAACGACAGTCCTATAGACATTGCAACATTGACATTGGAAACTCCCATGTGGATCAGTCCGCCTGTCAAGGTCAAAAAACTTGGTGTTATTACAAATATCATTACCAGCATATATGATGGCATTGGTACAGAAAATTATGGATACATAGACGGCCTCGGAGTTGATAATACCAGTAACGGTCCAAGTTTGGGTTCAATTCTAAACACACAATCCACAACCATCAGCGGCGGCTTTGGAATTTTGGCCATCAACGGACAGATACAATTATTAAATCCCGGAGAAAATTCCACTGCTGATAACAGCTCGTTGGCAATTCCAGCTAAACAGGGTGCGCCGGCTGACTGGTTATCATTGCTGGATCAATATCCTGGCAAATACATTGCTGGAGCTAGCCGCATTTATTTGATTCAACCCACTGGATACGAAGTATCTGGTACATTTGCTGTTAATGCATTGGATTCAACCACATTGTCTGTTACTTGGAATGTGGACACGTACCCGGGCAACACCACAATTACAAGTTTATATCGTGCTAGTCCTGGAACATTTGATGCTATCATTAATCCACTAACATTTAGTCCAGTGGACAATGTGCCGGTGGCTGGTAGACGTTATTTGTTAATAGACGATATAGGTGATGCGCAAACAAATACCAATACTAATAACTCAGTGGCGTGGGGAACTTTAATTGCCAAGGCCAATGATATTATAGAATACAATGGAACAGCATGGACTGTTGTATTTGATGCGGCTCAGAATGCAGAGAACTTGATCTATCAAACGAATATATACACTGGAGTTCAATACAAATGGAACGGAGTTTCATGGGTCAAGAGCTTTGAAGGTGAATATAGGGCAGGTGCATGGAGACTGGTACTGTAAGAGATCGCATTGTTTGTAGTGGCGCATTAATATACGCTAGAAATACTCACAGATTTTTACTATTGCAAAAAGCCACAGGCAAACACGCCGGCACTTGGGGACTTGTGGGTGGCACCACTGTTGAAGGTGAAAATCCCTGGCAAGGTTTACAACGTGAAATTGCCGAAGAAATTGGCGCTATACCCGACATCAAGAAAACACTTCCTTTGGAAACATTTGTCAGTAACGACTTTGTATTCCATTTTCACACATACTTGTGTGTGGTTGAAAATGAATTTGTGCCAGTGTTAAGTTTGGAACACAACGG